ATGAAAGAGTGGGCATATAAAAACTCATCTCATTATATAGAATCATATATAAACAGTGGTGGAAGTTATGCAGTAGTATATAAAGATTATTCTGAAGAACCATACTTTAACTGTATTGCAGACACAGAGCCAGAAGCAATATTTAAAGCGTGTGAGTGGGTAATGGAGCAAGAATGCAAGTAAATAAAATACCAGAGTATCACGACGCAGACAACACACGCTCAAAACTAGAACTAGAGTTCAATTTCACAGACTACGAAAAAGAGCAAATAGATTTAAGCTTCAACCTGATGGGAAATCCTGAGTTTGTAAATTACTCAGTAGTTTGTGACGAAAACACTGCATACACGCTAATGGTCGACAAGGACTACGATGTTTCTGAATATTTCAACGAATAGTGGGCTTTTAGACGTATTTATGATTTACAGCATACTTGGCTTATGGATATGGCTTTTAATAGGAGTAGTAAAATGATTTATAAGTTTTTTCAGAGAGTATATTTAACAGCAGTTGTAATTGGCTTCTTAATTTGTTTATGTATTGTAATCGAAAGCATGACAAAGTGAGTACAGAAAACTTAGATCAAATATACAGACTGAACAGATACGCAGATAAAAAGAGTGAAGGAAGAATTGACACTAATTACAAAGAAGAAAAGTGAATATGTGATGATTGCAACCAAGAGTTTACAAAGCTAGTTTATAGAATATTAGAACACTAAGGTGCGATTCTTGCAAGGCAGAACTGAAAAGATTTAGCAACAATAAGCCTTGGAGAGACAGCGTTTAAGTCCCTAAATTTAGGGAGTTTATGGTATAATAAAAGAAAGGAAAACCAGATGACTAAAGAAGAACTAATAGAAAATATGCCTGCTTGTTATGATAATGGGGACGCTATGTTTGAAATGGCAGAAGAGTATTTTAACTCAAGAAACTGCGGACATTGTAGCCACTTAGGGGAATATGACGAGGGCGAATTTAAATGCACAAACCATGATTCTTTATGTTTTACTCAAACAATAATTAGCTCAACGTACACAATATTTGCAGATTTCGGGTGTAACAAATTTCAAGAAGCCCAAGAATAGGTCAATAAATGCCAAAACACACCGTAGTGGCAACTAAACAAAAATATAGTATAATACAGTTTAACAAATTTACAAGGAGACCAAATGGAAATAAAGAGCGTAAAAGTTGAAAAGCACATTTCTTTTAGTGCAAGTCTGGATGTAACTTTCACAAGTGAGGAGTTAGATAGCGACAAAACCTATACACTTATAGAGTTAATAGGCGAACAAGAAGGTAAACTTGAAGTTTCGGTAGTAGAAGCTATTGAGGAAGTTCAAGAAGAAGCAACAGATGATTTACTTACTCAAACCATCAAAGCAAACATTTTGTTATCTGAAGAGCAGATTTTACTAACAGTTAAACAAAGACTTTTAGCTAGTGGAGTTATTGTACCTTTAGATCAAGACATACGTGTCAAAATAAGACACCTCAAAAGATAAACTACGGGAGAGCAATCTCCCTAAAAGGAAAACCTATGAAAACTAGCACATGGATGTTAATATTCTTTTTTATACAAATAGTTTCAATAACACTTTTAAAATACGATATAGCTATAACTCCAAACTTCACAACTCCAGAAAATGAAAAACTAATTGCAGCACTTTTTATGATAGGCTACTTCATAATCACAGCAATAGAGAATAAACAGTGGATAAAGTAATAGCCTTGCTTGTTATGGCATTATTACTTATAATAGTAGTTATTGTAGTCATTACAGTACTAGAAAAGAATAAAAAAGACATGGACCACCTAAACAAAATGGCTGAATTTGAAGAAAGTTTGGGTAAAAATCAAAAAGAAGACAGTAAAATTCTCCTAAACTAGGGGCCAAAGTGCGAAAGTGTACCGTAGTGAGTAAATAAACAAAAGAAGCGATGACAATACAGAATGACTCAATGGACGACAGTTCTTTTAGACAGTTTTTAAAGGACTCTTTTCAAAATGCAAATGATGTAATGAAAGAAGGGGGAGTGTTTTATATATGGCACGCAGATTCAGAGGGGTACAACTTTAGAGGAGCATGTCACGACATAGGATGGAATGTTAGACAGTGTATAATCTGGAATAAGAATTCGCTTGTTATGGGAAGACAAGACTATCATTGGAAACACGAGCCTTGTTTATATGGATGGAAAGAAGGTGCTGGACATTTATGGGCAACAGATAGAAAGCAATAACTGTTTCAAGTGTGGAACTATAAAGAGCAATATAAGAGGTTTTAAAAACATGGAGATAAGTTTAAATGCAAAGTAAAGCACAGAGCCATAAAGAAACGCTTATAAATCAAATCGTAGGCATAATTATCGGATGGCTGATAGTTTACTCGATATTTCCTTTATTTAACCACCTCGAGCAAATATGGGTAGCCAGTATATCTACAGTATTGTTTTTTATTTCGAGCTACATGAGGACTTATTTAATAAGGAGGTATTTTAATGGCTAAGCACTTAACAGATAGAGAAATAAAGCTATTAGTCGCAGACCATAAAACAGGGAACTATAGCCAGAGAAAACTAGCAACAAGATATGATGTTTCACTTGGATATATAAACAAGACTATTAAGGGAATAACTAAAATTGATGAACAGGTCGTGAACGCAGGAGTAGCCTATAAGACGGAACTAGCGAAAAGAAATGAACATTCAGTGAACGCTATTGAAAAAGTCGTGAACGAAAAAACCAAGCATTTATTGTTCTTCAGCAACACAGCTTTGAAGAATCAATCACTCGCAAATAAAAAGCTCGATGAAAATATGTCCCTCCCAGAGTTAGAAGTACATAGTAGAATAACATCAAAAAATAAAGACACAGTTTTAGGTAAAGAGCCTACTACGAAAATAGAAAATACAAATTCACTTCAGACAGTAGAAACAAAATGGGAAGTTGAAGTGGTGGCGATAGATGGCAAGTAAGCTACAAATACCTGAAAAACTAAAAAGGCTATTAACAATAAACAAAAGATTTAAAATAATCATAGGTGGAAGAGGAAGTGGAAAATCAACAGGGGTAGGAAATCTTTTTTTAATGAAGATTGAAACAGAATCAGCAGACGTTCTATGCCTTAGAGAGTTTCAAAGCTCAATAGAAGACTCAGTCCATAAACTTATGAAAGAAGCAGTCCATAAATTAGAAGTAAGCGATAGATTTTATGTAACTGACAACAAAGTAGAGTGTATTGCAAATGGAAACGGGACAAGATACAAAGGAGCTGCAAGAAATTCAAGTGCAGTTAAATCAGCAGAAGGGTTTAAATACTCTTGGTTTGAAGAAGCGCAAACAGCATCGAATCAAACGCTAGAAGATTTATTGCCAACGATTAGAACAGCAGGGAGTGAGCTTTGGTTTACTGGCAATCCTCAAAGTTCAGCAGACCCCTTTAGTCAAAGGTTTATAGTTCCTTATCAATCCTTTTTAGATAGAGACGGTTTTTATGAAGATGATATCCACTTAATCATAGTTTTAAATTGGAGAGACAACCCTTGGTTTCCAAAAGAACTTGAAGAGCAAAGACTATGGGATTACGAGAATATGCCACGCGCAAAGTACGACCACATATGGGAAGGTAAATTTAATGACTCAATAGAAAACGCTATCATTCAGCCTGAGTGGTTTGATGCTTGCATAGATGCACATACCAAGCTAGGAATTAAACCAAGTGGCATTGAAGTAATTGCACACGACCCTTCAGATATTGGCGAAGACTCCAAAGGTTTAGCATATAGACACGGGATAGTTATCAAAGACGTTTTAGAAATGGAAACAGGAAACATAAATGAGGGCTGTGACTGGGCTATAGATTATTCAATACAAAATAAAATAGATGCTTTTACGTGGGATTGTGACGGAATGGGAGTAGGACTTAACAAGCAGTTAGATGATGCCCTCACACCTAAGAGAATTGCTTTAAATATGTACAAGGGCTCAAACTCTCCAAGACATAAAGAGAGAGTATATGAAAAGATAGGAGATAAAGCAAAAACAAATGGTGACTCATTTTTAAATCAGAGAGCGCAAGGATATTGGTTACTTAGAGAGAGAATGAGAAAGACTTATGAAGCAGTAGTTAAAAAGATATATCATAACCCTGACGAATTAGTGTCATTCAGCAGTGAAATAAAAGGAATGGAGTCTTTAAGGTCAGAGCTTTGCCGAATACCTACTAAATCAAATGGAGCAGGAAAGATACAAATACTTTCAAAGCCTGAGATGAAAAAGCTTAAGATTAAGTCTCCAAATATGGCTGACTCTATTATGATGGCTATGTTTTACGAGGTTGAGTTTATTAAAAAGAGGATAATTGTTACTCCTGGAAGTATGGCAATGCCTTCAATGAGAAGATAACCACAATTTTTATAAATTTATGGTATAATTAAGCAATTTAAAGGAAGGGTTTTATTTTGAAAGAATATAATGAAGAGCATGAAGCCAAAGAAGAAAAACAAGAACTTGCATTACAAACAATTCACAATAAAGCCATAAGACAATTTAACAAGATACAAAGTGCTTTATCAAATGAACGTCAACAATGCTTGGATGATAGAAGATTCTATACCATTGCAGGTGCTCAATGGGAAGGTGATATAAAAGCCTACTACGAAAATAAGCCACGTATTGAAGTAAATAAAATACATCTCTCAGTAATTAGAATCATAAATGAAAAACGCAATAATAAAATAACAGTAAACTTTACCTCAAAAGATGGAAATGAAAATGAGGATTTAGCGAACACTTGTGATGGTTTATATCGTGCAGACGAGAACGACAGTAACGCAGACGAAGCATATGATAACGCTTTTGAAGAGTCAGTCGGCGGAGGAATGGGCGCTTGGAGATTAAGGGCTTGTTATGAAGATGAGTATAACGATGAAGACGAGAGACAAAGAATACTTTTTGAGCCTATTTATGATGCAGACTCTTCTGTTTACTTTGATATAAACTCTAAAAAGCAAGACAAGAGCGATGCTAAACATTGTTATGTAATCACAGCTATGTCAAGAGAGCAATATGTAGAGGAATATGGTGAAGATACAACCTCAGTCAGCAAACAAGTATCTAATATAGAGTTTGATTGGAATACTCCTAATGTTGTTTATATAGCTGAATATTATGAGTGTGAAATAATAGATAGAGTTATAAGAATATTTAAACCGCTACAAGGTGAAGACGAAAGATTTAACCCAGAAGCATTTGAGAACGATGAAGACTTAGAAACTAAATTGATTGCACAAGGCTATAAAGAACTAGAATCAAAAACAGTAAAGCAAAAGAAAATACATAAGTATATTATGAACGGTGCTAAGATTTTAGAAGATTGTAGTTATATAGCAGGAAGCAATATACCAATCATTCCAACATATGGCAAGAGATGGTTTATAGATAATGTAGAGCGTGTTATGGGACACGTTAGACTTGCAAGAGACTCGCAAATACTACAAAACATACAATTATCTAAGTTAGCAGAGATTAGCGCATTAAGCCCAGTTGAAAAGCCGATATTTTTACCTGAACAAGTGGCAGGAGTTCAACAGCATTGGGAGCAGGACAATATTAAAAACTCTCCTTATATGTTACTAAACCCTATTACGGATAAAGATGGTAACGATATGCCAGCAGGTCCAGTTGCATATACAAAACCTCCAATGGTTCCGCCTGCATTAGCTGTATTGCTTGGAATAACATCTCAAGATATGAACGAGGTGTTGGGAAATCAACAAGCAGCGGAAAAAGTAGCATCTAATATAAGTGGTGAAGCTATACAGTTAATCCAAGACAAGCTAGATATGCAAACATATATCTATTTATCAAACTTTGCTAAAGCTATGAAAAGAAGTGGTGAAGTATGGCTAAGTATGGCTAAAGATATTTTTGTAGAAGACGATAGAAGTATGAAAGTGATTGACGGTGAAGGAAAAGCATCTATAGTTAAACTTGGAATACCTTTTGAAGCAGAAGATGGGTCAATAGAGTATCAAAACGATCTAAGCAGTGCAAAATTTGGTGTGAATGTAGATGTAGGACCAGCGACTTCAAGCAAGAAGCAAGCAACAGTTAAAAACTTAACTACTGCACTAATGGCAACAAGCGACCCTGAAACACAACAAGTATTAAGCGCATTAATTATGATGAATATGGAAGGCGAAGGATTGTCAGAAACTAGACCATACTTTAGAAAGAAACTATTAAAATTGGGAGCAGTTAAACCTTCGGACGATGAAGCTCAAACATTAATAGAAGAAGCACAAAATATCAAACCTTCAAAAGAAGAGAATTTCTTAGAAGCTGAAGCTGCAAAGTCAGAAGAACTTGCAAAGAAAGCACAAGCTGATACTATTAAGTCATTAGCATCTACAGAAAAAACAAAAGCAGAAATAATGGAAATATTATCAAATATAGAGATAGACGAGCAGAATCAAATGATTAACACAATAGAAAAATTAAACGAGAGTTTAAATGAGGGTAGCCGCACCACCGACTTAACGGGCGAGATTGAGTAAAAGGCAAATTATGGGCGAAATAGAAAAGGTAGAAGATCAAAGAACTCAACCAGAGTCAACAGAAGTTAAAGCGGAGAACACTCAAGAGATAGAATCTCAAGAGCCTGCTAATAATGTTGATGAAGAAGTAGTTATAACGATTGGAGAGGACTCACCGCCTCAAGATGAAGAAGAAAAGAAAGATGCTCCTGAATGGGTAAAGGAACTTAGAAAGAGTCACAAGGAACAAGCCAAAGAGAACAAGGAGTTAAGAAAACAACTTGAAAAACTCAAAGGTCCACCTAGTGATGAAGTCACGCTTGGGGCAAAACCTAAACTTATAGACTTTGACTACGATGAAGACACTTTTGAAAAAGAGTTAGACGCGTGGTATGAAAAGAAAGAACAAGTTAAAGGCATTGAAACTAAACAAAAAGCCAAACAGCAAACAGAGAAACAAGATTGGCAGAATACTTTAGATAATTACAATGAAAAAAAACAAGCGTTAAAAGTAAAAGATTTTGATGAGACTGAAGAGGTGATAAGAGAATCATTTTCAGAAACTCAACAAGGTGTGCTTTTAGTAAGTGCAGAAAACCCTGCTTTAGTAGCCTATGCGTTAGGTAAGAATGAAGCAAAGTTAAAGGAAATATCTTCTATAAAAGACCCAATAAGATTTGCAGCAGCAATCGCAAGAATGGAGACAACTATGAAAGTTAGCAATAGAAAAAAAGCACCAAGTCCTGAAGGAAAAGTTCAAGCAGGTGGCGTTGCAGTAACTTCTGGTGACTCGCATCTTGACAAGTTAAGAGAAGAAGCGGATAAAAGCGGAGACTTATCAAAAGTCATAGCTTATAAAAAACAATTAAAAAATAAGGATAGATAATGGCAAATGGATTTAGTAAAGAAGAAATAGTAGCATTTGAACAAATCATTGAAGGTTTTGATGATGCACTAGTTCTATCTAAAATGGTAACAAAGTATAGCACTGATGGTGTGCAAATGGAAAGAGCAAACGATACAATATGGAGACCTCAACCATATATTGCACAATCACACGCAGGAACAGATGCAACAGGTAAATTCAATGATGCAACACAATTATCAGTTCCAGCAACTTTAGGTTTTGGAAGATTTAGTACAGCTTCATTATCTGCAACTGAACTAAGAGATATGTTACAAGAAAATAGACTTGGAAAATCAGCATTTCAAAAACTTGCTTCAGATATAAATGTAGCAATTATGGATTTAGCAGCAGCACAAGGAACTTTAGTTGTTCCAATCGCTTCAGCAGCTACAGGTTATGATGATTTAGCAGAATGTGACGCGGTTATGAATGAGCAGGGTGTTGTAATGTATGATCGTTACGCTTCCTTATCAAGTCGTGACTACAACAAGATGGCTGGTAACTTAGCAGCACGCGAGACAATGAATACTAAGCCTATTAACGCTTATGAGAAATCATACGTCGGTACAGTAGCAGGATTTGACACTCACAAACTTGATTATGCAAATAGCTTAGCAGGTGCAACAGCAACAACTGTAACAATCGCAGCAGCAGACCAATATTATACTCCTGCTTCAACAGTTGCAACAGTAAACGGTACAAACAACGTAGACAATAGATACCAAACTATTTCTATTGCAGTAACTTCAAGTACTATAAAAGTAGGAGATGCTTTCACTATAGCAGGTGTTAACGCAGTTCACCATATTACAAAAGGTGACACAGGACAATTAAAAACTTTCCGCGTTATTGAAATTGTAACAGGTGCAGGTGGAACAGGTACAGTCAAAATCTCTCCTCCAATCATTTCAGCAGAAGGCGCAACAGATGCAGAAATCGCATACCAAAACGTAACAGCTACACCAGCAAACGGTGCTGCTATTGTTTTCTTAAATACTACTACAGCAAGTGTAAATCCTTTCTGGCAAATGGATGCAATTGAAATTCTTCCTGGTAACTATGCAGTTCCAGCAGATGCAGGTGCGCAAGTAATTAGAGCAACAAGCGAAAACGGTATTGAAGTTGTAATGCAAAAGCAATATGACATAAATACTATGTTGACTAAGTATAGATGGGACGTGTTATTTGGTGTTGTAAATAAACAACCAGAAATGTCAGGAATTTTACTTTTCGGACAAGCATAATAGCTAGGGGAGACAACCTCCCCTTTTTCTTTAATATGGTATAATAGATAAAAAGGAATTAAATATGGTAATGGTATATAAAGCCCCTTCTAAAAATAAATCTTGTGACAAAGAAAGCGGATTTGTTGTAGTTGATGGCAAAAAATTTGATTATCTTATAATAAAAGAAGCAGATTTAATGAAAACATTAAAAGCAGGATGGTATAAAACTACACCAGAAGCAATAAAGCCTCCTAAAAAATCGCTTCTATCCTCGGAATAGGATAATATTATGTCATGGACTAAAAAAGAATTTGTAGAAATGGCATTTGAAGAGCTAGGATTAGCTAACTACAACTTTGATCTAATGCCTGAACAATATCAAACAGGATTAAGAAGATTGGATTCTATGATGGCATTATGGAATAGCAAAGGTATTCGTATTGGCTATCCTCTCGCAGACTCGCCTTCATCAAGCAACTTAAGCGATGAAACAAATACAAGAGATACAGCAAACGAAGCAATCTATCAAAACTTAGCGCTAAGACTAGCAACTCCACTAGGAAAGATAAGTTCTCCTGAGTTAAAGAGTTTAGCTAATAGCTCATTTAAAGCACTATTAAGAGATACTAGTGAGATAAATGAAATACAACTAGGTAAACTTCCAAGAGGTGCAGGAAACAAGCCTTGGAGAAATGACAACAGCGATACTTTCATAAGAGATGATGAACAAACATTAAGTGCCGGACCAGATGCACAACTAGAGCTATAAGGATAAAGATATGCAAATTAATCAAGCGTCTACTTTAGACAACCCCCAAGGCGGTGACCTTTTAGCAGTTTGGAGCAGTGGCAACAGTGATACAAGAAAAATATCATTGTCGGCTTTTACTGATTGGCTAGAAGGAAATCTAAATTTAGATAACAAAAAGGACAGTTTTACAACTCAGTATTCAGCACCAAATGCAACAGCTTTTAATTTAGCTATTACAGATAGCAATGTAAATACTTGGGCAATTATAACTCCTGATGCAATATATGCAGATTTAACTATCACACTGCCACAACTTGCAAATGTCATAGACAAGCAAGAAGTTTTAGTGGTATGCACACAAGATGTCACAGCTTTAATAATAGATAAAAACGGAGTCGATGCGGTTATCGGAGTACCAACCTCTTTAAGCGCAAACGACTCATTTAAATTAAAATATGATGGACCATTTAAAACGTGGTATAGAGTTTCGTAATGCCATACGGAAAAATGCCAAAGAAAAAAAAGCAATCTAAGAAAAAAGGCAAGTAATGCAAGTACCTATCCTCGACGGAATTTTTACAGATGAAGCACCAGACTTTAGAACTTCATACCCTAAGAATTTAATTCCCGTACCAAAACAAACAGGAATGAATACGGGATATTTAAGACCAGGGGAAGGACTTGTAGAATTTACAGAAGGTACAGCAGTAGATAGAGGCGGTATTAATTGGAATAATGTTTTATATAGAGTATTAGGCTCTAAGTTAGTATCAATATCTTCAACAGGGGTAATTACAACTATTGGTGATGTCGGAGGAACAACCGAACTTGTTACAATGGCTTACTCTTTTGATAGACTTGCAATAGCTTCAAATGATAATTTATTCTATTGGGACGGAACTTTGTTTCAACAAGTAACAGACCCCGATTTAGGAATAGTTTTAGATCTGATATGGATAGACGGTTATTTTATGACAACAGATGGTGAGTTTATTGTAATAACTGAGTTGTCAGACCCTACACAAGTAAATCCGTTAAAATACGGAAGTTCAGAAGCATCACCAGACCCAATCAAAGCACTTTTAAAACTAAGAAATGAAGCATATGCACTTAATAGATATACAATAGAAGTTTTTGACAACGTAGGAGGCACGGGCTTTCCATTTAGAAGAATAGAGGGCGCGCAAATAGATAGAGGCGTTATAGGTACTCATGCTTGTGCAGTATTTCTTGAGACAATAGCCTTCTTAGGTAGCGGAAGAGAAGAAGCTCCAGCAATTTGGCTTGGAAACAACTCAACAGTTACAAAAATATCAACACGCGAAATAGAACAAATATTACAAGAATATACAGAAGACGAATTATCACTCGTTAAGCTTGAAACAAGAGTAGATAAGGCACACCAATTTCTTTTAATACATTTACCTAAACAAACTTTAGCATATGATGGAGCAGCTTCACAAGCAATGCAAACTCATGTATGGCATACACTATCAAGTTCATTGAGTGGGAATAGCCAATACAGAGCAAAAAATTTAATATGGGTATACGATAAATGGATATTTGGAGACCCTACAACTTTTAAAATAGGGAGTTATGTAGATAATATATCATCTCATTTTGACGAGGTAGTCGAGTGGGAATTTGGAACTACAATAATGTATAACGACAGCAACGGAGCAATTTTTCACGAAATAGAATTAATATGCTTAAGTGGTCGTGTTCCTTTAGGTGTTGACCCTACAATATGGACTCAATACAGCCTAGATGGTATCACATGGAGTAATCAAAGACCTATTAAAGCAGGAAAGCAAGGTGAGAGAAACAAGCGCTTAGTGTGGCTACAGCAAGGTAGTATGAGAAATTGGAGAGTACAAAGATTTAGAGGTACAAGTGACACTCATTTATCAATAGCAAGATTAGAAATACAAATAGAGCAACTTTATGCCTAGAAGAGGAAAAGCGCCAAGCAGAGAGTTATTAGCTAAAATTTTTAACAACAACCACGAAATGATAAAAGAGTTTGAGAAACTTTATAGTGTAGATCAAGACGAACAAGAACAAATAAATCTAATAATCGCAGAAATAGACAGAATTGAAACAGGTGCAGGACTTGAAACAGATGGAACTTATATAACTCCAGAAGGAACAAACTATATAGACCCCTCAACTTCGCTTGCCAATGCCGACTTGCTTTTGGATGAAGCAATATTTATAAATACAAGAACAACAATAATAAATAAATCAGTAAACTATCAAGCATTAGTAGGAAATCAATTAATATTATGTGATGCAACAAGTGGAACTTTTAACATAACGTTACCTAGCCCAGCACTAAGCATAGTAAGTGGAGTGTCTATAGAGGTGGGAATAACTAAAATTGATACTTCTATAAACATAGTAACTATTCTTCCTTTTGCAAGTGAAAAAGTAGTTGGAGAAGATAGCCAAGACTTGCAACTAGATGGAGAGGTGTTAAACTTTTCGACAGATGGCACAAATTGGTATTTAAGGAATTAATATGAGTTTACTAAGAAAAATATTTGCAAACATAAACAGAAACGAACTGGGCTTTGACGCTTGGGGTAGAAATAAAGTAGTTAATGATAAATCTCTTCTCCATGGAATGTTTACTTATAACGTGCCACAAGACAAATGGAGAGAGTTGCTTGATAATGTAGAGCAAATCACTTTCCCTAACTCTTCTTCAGTAGATGGAAAAATGATACTGAAAGCAACGCCTGTACTAAATCAAATTGTAGGACTTTGCACATATAGACACCCAAGGTATCAACCAAATAGAGGACACTTATATTCTTCATCATGCTTCTTCCCTGGCAAAAATGAATTAGGCTCAAGAAAGATTGGGTTTTTCACAAAAGACAGTGGAGCTTATTTTGAGTTAGACAATGGACTTCTTTATGCAGTTGTTAGAACAACAGTTAGTGGAGCTACAAGCGAAGATAAAACCGCGATAACTTCAATAAATGGAACAGACCTTGAAAAAGGAAATGTGTTTGATATACAAATGCAATGGAGAGGTGTCGGAGGATATAAGTTTTTTATCAATCTTGAGCAAGTAGCAGCAAAAGACTATTTGGGAACTTTAGACGAACTATCAATGTTTAATCCTGCAAACCCGATAGGCTTCGAAGTCATAAACCAAGGAGACGAGGTATCAATAGAATGTGGGTGTGTTGACATTACTTCTGAAGGGGGTGCTCTAGACGGTGGCTCTTATGGAAGCATAGGTGTTAGAAATGACAATGCACAAGTCGCTATAAGTGGCTTAAACGTTCCAATCATTGCGCTTAGAAGTAAATCGCTAGCAGGAGCATTAATAAATACTAGAGACACTTTAGCTTTATTAGCAACAGGGTATTCCGACCAAAGAAGTATTTTTGCAGTATGGGCGACACGTGATTTTTCAGCAATTACAGAGAACGATCAAGTATGGCAAGATTTTAGAGATGGGCTTTTGGAATATATGGTATACGATGTTCCTCCCGTAGGAACTGAGATGAGTTTCGATACAGCAAAAGCAAATTTAATATTTAGTTCAAGAGTAGACCAAGACCAAAGTTATGCCACTTCTGCACTTTTTGAAGGAAGAACAGATATTTTTCTAACTCCTGGTGACATGTTTGTGTTCACGATGCACAGAGAAAATGGAAATAGTGCAAACGTGGGTGTAACCTTTGAATTCAGCGAGGAAATATAATGATAGTAACGACACAAGAAGGACTTTCAATAAATATGGGATTTGTTTTAGCGGTTGGCCCACTAAGAGGAAAAGGAGAGTATATATCTTATGAAGTTTTTATTAAGAATGTAAATGATTCTACTCCTATAAAAGAGAATGATATTTCAAGAGAGTTGTTTATGGAATACTTAGAAAATACAATAAGCCAAATTGTGGTATAATAAGGACAAAGGACACTAATGACTAAAGTAATGAAAAAAACAAATGATGATATTGCAACTTTTGTCAAGCCTTTATTAAAACAAAAATATGCTTTAGATATATTATCAATGGCATTTTTAAAAGAAGAACAAGTAGAAATCCCCGTAAAACATTTTATCCACGAAGGTATTTATGTAAGAGAAATATTTATACCTAAAGGAACACTAGCAATAGGAGTGGCACACCCTGACAGCTTTATAGAGACAGTATCAAAAGGTAAATTAATGATGTTCTCGGATGATAGCGAGACATTAATAGAAGCACCATTCACAAGAGTAGCACAAGCAGGAACTAAAAAATTCGGCTATGTTTTAGAAGATACTATTTGGACTACTTATCATAAAACAAGCGCTTTAACTTGCGAAGATGCAGAAAAAGAAACAATGGATAAAACAAATCACTTTATAAAAGAATCTAAACTAGATTATCAAAACTTATTAAAAGAAATAAACTACACAGAAGAAAGAGTTCAAAAAGAAATGGAAGATCATAAAAACATCATACCATCAAAAGAACACCCTTTCGTGTATATGGACCAATCAGAAATTAACGGAGTCGGATTCTTTGCCAAAAGAGCAATAGAAAAAGACGAAATTATAGGAATTGGGGTCATAAAAGGAATAAAGACAGACTTAGGAAGATATATTAATCACTCTCCATTTGCAAATATAGAAATTATAAAAGATAATGGAAATGTTTTTATTAAATCTAAAAGAAATATTTTAAAAAATGAAGAAATATTGCTAAACTATAGAGAAAATCTAAAAGGAGCAGCGTAATGTCAGGAATTATTACAGCGGTTGTTGGCTCAGCGGTTGTTGGTGGAGTACTTTCTTCAAGCGCGACAAAAAGTGCAGCATCAACAGCAGCAGGAGCGCAAACAGCAGCAGCAGACACAGCAGCAGCAGAGTCAAGAAGACAGTTTGACGCAATGCAGGAAATATTAAATCCTTACACTCAAGCAGGAGAAGGCGCTTTAATGGAGCAAATGAACTTGCTCGGAATTGAAGAAGGTGGACCAGAAGCACAACAAGCAGCCATTTCAAGACTTGAACAATCGCCACAATTTGAAGCCTTAGTGAATCAGGGAGAAGAAGCAATCCTCCAAAATGCAGCAGCAACAGGCGGACTTAGGGGTGGAAACACTCAAGCAGCCTTAGCACAATTTAGACCACAGATGTTATCACAACTAATAGAATCACAATACTCTAAGCTAGGTGGATTAACTCAACTAGGTCGAGCAAGTGCAGCAGGTGTTGGCTCAGCAGGTATTCAAACAGGGCAAATTATAGGAAATGCAGCAATTGGAGCAGGACAAGCACAAGCAGGGTCAGCACTAGCAGCAGGACAAGCCAACGCTCAAGCAATCGGAGATGTAACAAGCTCAATAGGTACGCTTGGAACTCTAAAATTAATGGGGAAATTCTCACGGCACCTACAGACTATTTAACTCAAAGACCTAGCACTGGAGTAACAGAGGGAATACAGAGAGGTTTACAACTTGGAGCAGCAATGGACCAAGGAGCAGCTAATAAATTACAAGCAGAAGAACTTCAAAGAAAAAAAACCGCTGCTCTTACATTACAAACTGACTTGACAACTTTTACAGAGCTAGAAAATCCAACCGCTCGAGACTATACTAATATGATGAATAAACATCCTCAATTAAGTGAGCAGTTTAAAAGAAGTTTTGACATTTTAGATGCAGACAAACAACAATCAAAACTTAACTCAGCGACTAAAGTATATGCAGCAGTGGAAAGTGGAAACATGGAGATTGCTAAAGACTTATTAACTAAACAGATGGAAGCTGCTAAAAACTCAGGAAACAAACAAGACGAAGATGCAGCAAAAGCATTTCTTAGTATAATAGATCAAAACCCTAGCGCTGCTAAAACTAGTCTAGGACTGTTTTTATCCTCTACGATGGGAGTCGATAAATTTGCAGATACTTTTAAAATACTAAGCGAAACAAGAAAAGCAAAAGCATTGCTTCCTGGAGAAATTAAAAAACAAGATGCTGAACTTGTAAAATATGGAACTGATAACAAACTAACAAAAGTACAAACGCAAAAAGCTTTAATTGACATGGAAAAAACAAGTGCTGAAACCAAAAAACTTATCTTAGATATGGAAATAGCAAAAACAGAAGACCCTAATAAGTTTACAGGAACAGACGCTTTTAATGCAGAAGAAAAACTAAGAAAAGAATACAATGCAAAAACTCAAGGACTATTTGAATCCACAAGAGTATATGAAAATCTTTTTGCTTCGTCCCAAGACGGTACAGGAGCAGGAGATATTGCTTTAGTAACTTCTTTTATGAAAATGTTAGACCCTGGTAGTGTTGTAAGAGAAACAGAGTTTGCAACAGCGAGAGACACAGCAGGACTTGCAGATGTACTTAAAAACCAAGTGCAAAAAATACAAGATGGTAAATTTTTAAATCCTACACAAAGAAAAAACTTTGCAAACTTAGCTAAAAAATATTTAGAAGCAGCGCAAAAGCAAGAAATTAAAACTAAAAGAGGACTTGAAAAAGTTGTTAATAATTACGGTTTAAATCCTGATAATGTATTTGTGTCTGGAGAGCAAGAAGAAACTCCAGAAACAAAAAGCTATTTAAAATACGCAAGGTAACAGTATGAACGAAGAACAACTCAAACTAATACATCAAGCATACACAAGCGGAGTTATGACACCTAAAGAATCAGTAGACTTTGAAGCTGATGTAAACAGCGGTGCTTTATCTTTGCCTCAAGGCTTAACGCTACGAGCAGATAATAAACAGCCTAATGTGACAAATGTTGCAAGTTCTATTCCTGAAGGTGTTATACAAGCGTACTTAGACGGAAGAATGGATGAACAATCTAAAATGCAACTAGAAGATGATGTGCAAAGCGGTGCAATTGTTCTTCCCACCAATATAAAAACAGTAGGATATTTAAGACCTCAACAACCACCAGGAAAAGAAAGTATAAAATTAATTAAAGACCCTACTTTTAACGAGCAATTTATCGGAGCAGGTGAAACAGCTTTGACTTTAGGAACTGGCGCAACAGGTGGACTAGCTGGAATGATTACAGGCACTTTAAAAGGTGTTGTTGATCAACTGAGAAGCGGTAAGTTTGGAACAGATGAGGGAGCTAGACTAATTGAAGAAACTGCCAATAAATTCGCACAAGCAGGAACATACGAGCCTAGAACTGAAGCAGGAAAAGGAATGGTCCAAGCAGTAGGCGAAACTTTAGCACCTTTAGAGGCAATAGCACCTATAGGAGCAGAACTTGGAGCAATATCAAAGATACAAAAACCAAGAATTCCTAAACCTTCAGCAAAAGCAGCCTTAGTTGGTGAAGTAGAAGCTCAAGGAATTACTCCTATGACTTCCGATATATTTCATCCTAAAACATTTATAGGCAAATTTGCACAAGCAACAGGAGAAAAAATACCTTTTGCAGGAACAGGTGGAAAAAGAGCAGCGCAACAAACACAAAGAATAGAATCAGTTAGAGAAACTTTAAGGGACTTTGGTGCAATAGAAGCTGCAGACGCTACAGATGATGTTATGGCAAACTTATTGGCAAAACGTGGAGCAGATGTTCAAAAATATGCCAAACTCAAGGGCGATGTTATTACAAAACTTGGAGAAGTGGGCGAAGTTCCAGTAAGTAAAACTGTTTCAACGATAGACAATGAAATAGCAATGCTTAGAGACTTAAATACAAAAAGCGTAGAGCCTGCAATAACATTATTAGAAGACTTTAAAGGATCAATAAAAGGTCAAAATTTAACTAATGTTGAATTATTAAGAAAGCAGCTTGGGGCAGAGTTTAAATCTCCTGACTATGCAAGTGTTAAAAGTACAGCAGATAAATCTATCAATAAAATCTATGGCTCACTAAAAGAAGATATGGGCGATTTTATAAAAATAAACGGAGAAAGAAAAGATGTTACTAAATGGGAAGTAGCAAATAAAAGACTTTCAAGCATGATGGGAGACTTAAAAAATTCTACTCTTAAATCTACACTAGCAAAAGGTGAAGCCACACCAGAGTTAGTAAAAAGAATGTTATTTAGTCAAAAGCCAAGTGAAATCAAAACACTATATAAAAACCTTACACCAGAGGGCAGAAAGAACGCTCAGAGTGCAATACTTCATGAAGCCTATAGAAAGTCTGGAGGTGCTGAAAGTATGACACCTGAGAAGTTTATGAGCAATATTAAAAGATTAGAAAAATCTACCGGAGTATTTTTTAAAGGAAACGATCTTAAAAAGATAGAAGGTTTAGAAAAAGCACTTAACGTAACTAGAAGAGCAGGAACAGCTGGGGTTATGACAGAAACAGGAGTGCAGTCAGTTCCTTTAATTGGTACAGCGATTTTAACAGATTGGCTAGGTGGCGCAGGTGGCGGAATTGGTGGAATGACTACAATTGGAGGGCTTTCCAGGATATATGAATCAAGAGCAATCACCAATTTGCTTATAAAACTAGGAAACGCACCAAAAGCAAAAGAACTTCCGTTAACAAGCGCTTTGATAATGGAAATTAAAAATTTACAAGAAAAAGAGGAAAAATAAATGTCTGCAAATAAATTAAATTCAACATTTCCGTTCTTTCACGACACTAGCGGGAACCCACTAGAAGATGGCTTGGTTTATATAGGCGAAGAAAACAAAAACGCAGAAACTAGCCCAATTACTATTTATTGGAACGAGAGCCTAACAATACCTGCAGCACAGCCTTTGAAAACGACAAACGGATATATCACAAACAATGGAACTGCAGCCAATGTCTATGTGGGTCAAGCATATTCTATTACAGTTAAAAACAAAAACGGTGTTATTCAATGGACTAAATTAAGTTCTGATGAAACAATACCTACTATAGTTGACTTAATTGAAGATATGGAAGCAATCGCATCTCCTGCCGATGGAGACGCTGCTTTTGTCAAAGACCTAAACAGAGGAGGTACTTTTATCTATGACAGCACAGAAGTAGCTAACGATAATCAAGGTACTAACTTTATAGGATGGATTAGACAGTATAGCGGAGCAGTAAATATTAAGTGGTTTGGAGCAACAGAAGGGAGCACCGATAGTTTATCAGCAATTCAATCTGCACTAGATACACACCAAGTAGTCGAAGTTCCAGAGGGCAGATTTTCCATATCAGGAACAATATATCTAAACCATCAAAATGTTCTAAAAGGAGTTTCGGGAGGCAATACTTCAAACTCTTCTAATTCATGGATAGGAATTACTACAGGTTTTGTTGGCGATAGCATGATAGAAGTAAAAGATACTTTTGATACTTCAGGTGAAAGAAGAATGGAGTTAAAAGATTTATTTTTATTTGCTTATTTTGATAGTTATATAGTTAAAAATGTAGTAAAAATTACAGGATATAGTTCAGGAAGAATATCTAATGTAACAGCTTCAAATGCTATTGAATACGGAATAAAATTAGAGAATTATAGTGGCATTAAAAACTCTGGAAATATGACAGTAGAAAATTGTTATGTTAGGATGCCAAACGAAGCTTATATAGTTGATCCAATCGTTAATCCTATACACGCAGCTTATTATTGTGAAGGACTATTTAATATATTTGATAATTGTTTATCAGATGGTGGCTTTAATGGAATGGTTTCAGCAGGAGCAGCACTAGGTGGATTTAATACATTTTCAAAGTGTCATCCAGAAGGATGGCTAAATGCGGGTATTGCTATTACCGACACAAATGGTAAAAATAAAGTAATAGGTTGTGATATAGTTGCAACGAAAACAGCAACAGATGTAGAAGCCACTAACTCATACGGAATACATATAAGTTCAGTTTCTTGCAATGACAACATTATAGCGAACAACCAAATCGAAAACATAAACACAGGAACATTTCTTGCAAATTCAGCAGGTATTTACATATCTTCATCAAATGTAAATGTAATCGGAAATAATAAAATTATAAACTTTGCTTATGGAATTAGATTGGCTAGTTCACTTAATGTAATTGACGGAACTAGCATTAATGGTGTCACAACAGGAATAATAATAGAATCAGGCACAAAAAATAAAATATCTAGCACCTTCGCTCAATATGATGATGCTATAGGATATTTAATTGACAACGTAGCAGACATCACTACCAATAAATGTATATTAAATAGCACTACTAACGCCACTCCGAAATACAACAATATTTTTCCACTAGATGATTCTGCTTTTGTATCGGCTTATCAAAGCACGCTGCAGACAATAGCAAACGTAACAGAAACTAAAATATTATTTCAGTCAAAAGATATAGATAAGAGTGATTCTTTTGACGTATCGACGTCTGATTTTACCGCTCCTATTTCAGGATATTATTCAATAAGTGCAGGAATAGGATTTACACCACCAGCTTCAGTTGCTACATTAAAGATAAGAGTGCAAGGCTCAGAAGTACATACTATAGCATATAACAATGGCACAATTAATGCAGTTAATGGCTCAGCTATTGTGTTTCTACAAAGAGGTTTTGCCCTGAATATGTATGTACTATGCACCAATGTACCTAACTCAATACCTACCAAACTAAGCACTTATTTAAATATAGACTTAATTTCACAAAGTTAAAGGAAACAGAATGACAATATATGATTTAATTAAAACTATATATCCAGACATTAAAGATGAAAGTTTTATCGACGGCACGATAATGATACAGAACGATTCTGATGGGAAAGGCGAATTTCTAGCAACTTGGAACGACCCAAGGCCTTTGCCAGAAGGCATTATTATAGGGAGGCAAGAACAGTAAAAAGATGCTTAATATATTTAAAACTAAGGAAAACTAATGGCACTAATGGACTTTGAGTTAAAAGACGTAGGTGGAATTTTCACATCTATAAGAGAAGCGATCACAGGCGAAACAATCGAGGATAAAGGCAAGATTTTAGGATTATTAGCAAACCTAGAAACTACTTTCTTGAAGGTAAAAGGTGATATAATAACAGCAGAAGCAAAGAGTGAACACGCAATTACTTCGCAATGGCGACCTATTACGATGTTAGTATTTGTATTTATTATTGCAAATAACTACATTATAGTCCCCTATGTTACTGCTTTGTTTGGAGTTTATATACCAGTATTAGAATTAACTTCTGATATGTGGGACTTACTTAAGCTTGGACTTGGTGGATATGTAGCAGGAAGAAGTGTAGAAAAAGCAATGAAACATTATGCAGGAAAAGGCAACTAAATGGTAAATATGACAGATGAACAAGTAAACGATAGGGTTAAAGCTCTACCAGTTATTGTTGAAATCAAGGACGATGTTAAGTTAGCCAAAGAAGAGTTCACAGAACGTTTCGACAAAGGCACTAGACGCATGGACGGCATCGAGGGTGAAATGAAAAAAGGATTTAGTGATATGCTTGATCTTATTAAAGATGGAAATGCTGATAGGATTAAAAAGCATGGCCAGGTTATGGATAAACTAGACGAAGAAAAAGAGAAGCGATTAATGACTAAGATTGACGAACTGAACAGCAAAAACAAAGAACTCAACAGCGAGAATGATAAAATAATTAGCAAAGTTTGGGAAGTATTCAAAGTTTTAGGCTGGTTAGCAATCGGTATAATCGCAGCAAAATTTGGTTTAGATATTCCATCTCTATGAGCAAAAAAATATTAAAAAAGAAACTAAAGTTTATACGTGAAGAAAGCACGAGATAGTTTATTAACTAGCCTTGATGAAATATTTAAGGCTCAGCGTAAGAGAAAGTGGGTTAAAAACGCTTTACTCTGTTTGCTTATACCAATATGGTACTTAATACATAAGGGCATTATATGGACAATTTTGATAGGGCTTTAAATTTACTTAACAAGTTAGAATTTAGTAATCCGAAAAACTTTTTACACAAAAATAAAACAGAAAGAGATTTTACTGTATCGGGTATATATAAATATGCTAATCCAGGATGGATAGGATGGATCACAGTCACTAATGCTTTGCACGAATGTGGTGGAGACATTAAACACGCTAGTGAAATGCTTTACTATAACGAGCCATTTAGAACTCAAGTAGCACGATACATTAAAAAAGAGTATTGGGACAAAATGAAACTTGACGAAGTAGATGCTCAAATTGTATGTAACGAAATCTTCCTTTTCGGATATAACGCTGGAAGAAGAACAGCTATACGTAAAGCTCAAAAAGTTGTAGGTGCAACAGTAGATGGTTTTATAGGAAGAGAAACTATAGACTTGCTAAATTGCGTAGACGTAGATGAGTTTAGTTTAGAGTTTGACGAATTAGAACTACAATACTATGCAGATATAATCTTACAGAAACCATCTTTTGCAATATACAGAAACGGATGGAAAAACAGAGCAGTATTTGTTTAGACACCTAATAAAAAAGATACCATTTACAAAAATGTTTCAATTCGTAACTACTAAAAATAAAAAGACTGTTACTAAAATAATGTTTTTTAAGAAAATATGATACAATATTCCTACAGATACCTCTAAAAACTCTTTTTTAAACATATATAGGGTGCAATTCTGTCGCCCTCTCAACTAATCGTTAATACTTATTGACATTTAATCCTTTTTATTGTATAATTCCTTATGTTTAAAAAAAGGAGTTATCATGGAATTAGACGGAAACCTAGACGCTTTAGGTAAATACCAAGCAAAGCAACAATCAGGCGAAGAACAACTAGAAGAGGCTCAATATTTAATTGAGTCAAGATTAGCCGATGAAGTAGTGCCACAACTTGAAGAACTTGTCAAAGAGATTGAGGGCTTAGATTATGGCTTAGTCGGTGTAGATTTAATTATTGAACATTTAAAGGCGGTATTATGAGAATAGAAAAAAAACTAGCAGAACCTTTCGACCCTTTTGATATAGAGTGGAGAGTTCAAAGAAGCGGAGATAAAAACGGTAACGTGTGGTGCATGGTTTTAGCTTATGTAACAAATAGAGCTATTCAGCAAAGACTTGATGATGTAGTAGGCTCGTTCGGTTGGAAAAATGAGTTCTTACCAAGTCCTGACGGTGGTGTATCTTGTGGAATATCTATCAAACACAAAGATGAATGGATAACAAAATATGATAGTGCTTCAAATACTAATATCGAATCGGTAAAAGGTGGAATATCTGGAGCCATGAAAAGAGCAGGTACTCAATGGAATATAGGAAGATACTTATATAAACTAGAAGCAGTATTTGCAGAGTGTGTTATGAAAAACCCTAATAGTAAAGATTATGTTAAATCTCAAACTAAAAGCAAAAAAGACTTTTGGTATAGAGTACCTACACTTCCATCTTGGGCTTTACCTACTAACTATGTAACCCTAGAGATAATTGAGAGCATAGAGAAGCTTATAGAGCAATCAAAAGCCGATATTAAAAAGCTATACATTGCTTACCAAGTAGAAGAGTTGGACGAATTGAGTGTAAATGATAGTGAAAAGATAATCAAGCAACTTACTAGAAAAATCGAACTTGCAAAGGCTAAAAAATGATAAGTGTATTTGACATAGGACAAGAGTACAAATACTTAGAATCATTTATGAGCGAACTTGACGAAAACGGACAGTTTGTAAATAGTGACGAGGATTTAAAATCTCTTATAGATGAAATAGATGGTAAAAAGACTCAAAAGCTAGAAAACATTGAGTACTTAAAAAGAGATATGGTAGGTCAAAGCGATACACTAGATAAAGAAATCAAAAGACTCACAGACCGCAAAAAAGCCATAGATAACAATGTAATTAGACTTAAAGAGTTACAAAATATCTTAATAGGTGGAGAAAAGTTTAAAACTGAAAAGTTCTCATTCTTTTATAGAGAAACGAAATCTCTAATAGTTCCAGAAGAAGTAGACAAAAAAACTACTGATTGGATAAATGTAACTTATGCTTGGGATAAAAAGAAAATCAAGAAAGACATACTAGAAAGTGGAGTAGATTATTCAGAAGAGGGATTTAAGATCATAACTAATAAATCTCTGAATGTTAGATAATGAAAATTACATTCATCAAGCAATTTGGGAGTTTACTCCCCCTCAACCAAGATGAAAAAGACAAAATAGACAAGTTCCAAGATGGTGCAGTTTATGTTGTAGACGTTAAAAACATGGACATGAGGACAGTAAAGCAAAATGCAGCCATTCATTTATGGTGTACTCAGATAGCAAGTCACTTAAATAATAGTGGCTTGTATATCAAGGACATTATCAAAGCAGAAACAGAATGGAGTATGGAAAAAGTTAAAGAGAATGTTTTTAAAACAGTTGTGGAAAGCCTATACGACAAAAAGTCTACAACCAAGTTAAAAAGAAACGAGTTTGAAAAGGTTATAGACACAATAGTTTTAGCTTTTTCTACCAAGGGAATAGTGATACCGCCATTTCCAAATAAAAAAGATTTAGGGGAATAAATGAAAAGTAACGCAAGTTTTGAATACGCAAGAATATTCAACGTGAAACCATTAAGCACTGGGTGCAGATTTGGCATAAAAATATCATCTAAAAAACAAGATGGATCATACACAAAAGGAGTGTTTATCAACTGTAAACACAATAAAATGCTAGAGGGAGGTGATTATACACTGAATGGCTTTTTTGGAGATAACGAATATAATGGAAACAACACCATAGAGTTTATAGTAATGGAAGCCCTTATGACTGGCAGAATACAACAAGGAGAACAACAATCATATAATCAACAACCTCAACAACAAGGTGGGTATAAACAACCTCAACAACCAAGTCAAACAATACCTGATATAGATATTGACGACGAAGAAATTCCGTTCTAGGAGAACAAATGAAATTAACAATAAACGTAAACACAGAAGATACCAACAACAATGATACAAGATTAGCAGATGAATTAATTGCTAAAAGAATTAAAGAATGCTTAGTAGATGAGTGCTTTCCTGCAGATACAGGAGTTCTTGTAGAAGTAGACAGCATAACAAAAGAAGTAATAGTGGTAACTCAAGAAGAGTTATTAGACTTTACTGAACAAGGATAGCCATGACGAAAATAACAGAGCCGACTTTAATAGAGTTGGCTTCATTCACAGGGAAACCATTAGAACAAGTCAAGAAAGAAATAGACAGCAGCAGAATAGATACAATAGTGGACCATAAATGCGACGTGCTTAATTTTAAATTAGACAAATTATCAAAAAATACTGATGTTAAATTAATCATTGATTCAAAATTTAGTCAAGCAGAACTTGCAGAATTTGTAGGCATATCAAGACAAGCTATGGACAGAAAATCTAAGAACACTAAGAACATAGAAAGCTATAATCTGCACGTACTGGCATTCAAACTATCTAAAGTAAAAGAGTTACTAAAGATAATTTAGCTATAATAGGACTGAAACTTTATAGCCGAGGGGTAGCTCCCCTCAATCTTATGGCTATAAAACTATAAAGGAATATTATGAAAACTGTTACACCTAAACTTATTCAAGATTTGGGAATGATTTATATAACCCCCTCGACAAGATTTTTAAAGAGATATGGACTATACGAGTGTCCTATATGCAAACATCCTTTTAAAGGCAGAACAGACGCCATAAAAAGCGGACATACTAGCAAGTGCATAGGCTGTTCTTTTTCTCTAAGAACCACTCCCCACAATAAGAATAAAGCAAGAAAGCAAAAAAAGTTATACTCTGTATGGGAAGGAGAAGTGCGAAGATGCAACAACACTAACGATAAAAACTATGCAACTTACGGAGGAAGGGGGATAAAAATATCTGCAGAGTTTAGAGACTTTAAAACATGGCTTAAATATGTAGAGAGTCTAGGAAACTACGGAAAAGAAAACTACACAATAGACAGAATAAATAACAATAAAGGCTATCAACGCGGAAATTTAAGATTGGCTTCCAAAATCATACAAACTAGAAACACAATGAAAATAAGGAAAAACAACACTTCTGGATTTAGAGGAGTAAGTAAAGCAACAAATAAATGGCTTGCTCAAATAATGATTAATAGCAAGACTATCCATATATCAAGACACGCCTTAAAGATAGATGCAGCAAAAGCATATGACAAATACATAATCAATAATAATTTAGAGCATACTAAGAATTTTTAAGTTATAATAATAGTTCCAAGAAATTGGTTTTCCGACAAATTGGGGAGAGTGTGGTTACTTTCCCCTAACTATCAATAACTATTGACATAACATAATCTTTAAGGTATAATTTCAGCAAGACAAATATTATACTAAGGAATTGTTATGCAAGGAAAACTACGTACATTCGCAATAGACTCTCAATGTGGTGGTATATTAAACTACCTAAACAATGGAAATACACTCACAGTAGAAGCTGCTAGAAGATTAAAGTTTGGAAGCAATCTAAGATCAAGAATATCAGACCTCAGAGATGGTGGACACGTTATCGCAGTAGATAAAGTAGAACACGATGGAGGTTATCACGCAAGATATTATATGGTAAAAGCATTCTCTGAAAAGATACAAGCTCACATTAAATGCAACAGCCTAGAGTTTAATTGGGAAGAGGACATAATGAGTCACGATAGAGTTAAAGAGATACTAGAATGCAAGAACTTATCTTTAGTTGATGTTTGGGCTAAATTGGAAGAAGATTACGAAATATATCCGTTTTAAATATAATTATGATACAATACGTTACAAGGCGGAGTAAAACCGCCTAACGTATTGTTAAGACAAGTTTTTAAAGTAGGACTAGCCAATGGTAATACCACGCACCTAGTCACCTAGTCTTACTTTAAGGGCTTATAGAGTGATGAAGCGTGGTAACTTCCCTCCCTCTCCTTAAATAAACAATACCGAAAGCAATAAAATGAGAAATCAATTCACGTTTTATAAAAGCTTTGATGATGTTGCAGAAGATTTAAGCGATACTCAACTAGCTTTATATATCAGAACACTTTTGGATGTCCAATTTCTAAGAGTTAAAATAGAGGACATTTCCTTTAAAGATAAGATGCTTAATCTTGTTTGGAAATCACAAAAGTATAGTATTCAAACTTCAATCACAGGTTATCTTGATTCACAGAAAAATACTAAAGTTAAAACCCCTTTCTTAGGAATTTATGACCCCTTAGCTATACCCTCCGAGGGGGTAGCCCAGCAAGATAAAGGTAAAGGGCAAGTACAAGGTAAAGGTAAAGGTAAAGGTAAAGGTAAAGAAGAAGAACAAGAGAGTACGGTTTTTAAAAAACCTAGTATTTTAGAGATAGCTGATTATATTTTGTTAAAGTCT